TATTTTCGACATGGAGCTGGAGATGGTACCGGAACTGGAAGATGAACTGCGAGAAGCCCTCTCCAAGGCAATCCAGCAAGTCCTTTCCACCCGCGACACCTCCGGTTATTCCCTAACTGTCCGTGGTCCGGAGATTGTCAGTTTGTTTAATTAGTTTTCAACCGTTATTACTATTTAGTAATCCCGGTAAATAACCGTAGTTCCCTAACTGGAGTTCCCATGAAACAACCTATTTCCTTTTCAGATGCTTTAGCCGCCCTCAAGGCAGGTGAACGTGTTCACAGGGCTGGATGGAATGGTAAAGGAATGTTTGTTTATCTGGTCCCTGCGGCCTCCTACCCAGTGCAGACTGGTGCCGCGAAAATTCATTTTGGAGAAGGTTCTTTAGTCCCTTACAATGCGTATCTTGCAATCAAAAATGCAAACGAAACCGTCAGTACTTGGGTTCCCAGCGTTAATGATTGCCTGTCCGAAGACTGGTTTGTCCTGTAATTTTATAAATTCGTAGTTCCATAACTGGAGTTATAGCAATGCCAATTTTGATGCAGCGATTACTGAACCGAGTGTTCCTCCAAGAGCAATCAGGTGAAGGTGGGGAGGGTGGCGGGGGCCATGATGAAAACATCCAACGGGAGCAGGAACTCGAAGCCTCTCGTCGGGGCTGGATACCCAAGCACAAGTACACCGGCGAGGAAGGCAAGTGGAAGGATGCAGCTACCTTCCTGGCTGATGGGGCCAAGTACAATCGCAATCTGCAGAGTGAGTTGGCAGCGGTAAAGAAGCAGCTGTCTGAGTTCCAAGGCACTGCTAAGGAATTCGCAGCCTTTCAGCAGCGACAGATCGAAGCACGCGACTCCCAAATTGGTGAGTTGGTACGTGATCTCAAGCGCCAGCAACGTGAAGCCATTCGTGACGGCAATGACGACATGGCGGATTCGATCGAGGACCGGCTCGACATCCTGAATGACGAGCGCGCGAACGTCAAACAGCAGATTGAGAAGCAAAAGCAGACTCCTGCCCCCACCGATCGCCCTCCTGTCATCGATGAGAATGGCAACACCTCCGATCCTGTCGTACGTGCGTGGATCGACAACGGCAATCAGTGGTTCAATGAGAGCAAGCCGATGCGTGACTATTGCTTTGCACTTGCCAACGAAGCCATCGCAGCAGGTGAAACGAAGCGTGGTCTTCCCTTCCTGAACCTGATGCGGGAGAAGATGGAAGAAGCCTTCCCGATGAAGTTCAAGAAAGCTGGCGATCCGACCGCTCGTGGCAGCATGACCGAAGCTGGGGGTGGGGGCAGCGGGGATGGTCGTAGCCATTCGGTGAATGACCTGCCTGAAGCAGATCGTGAGTTGATGAAAACTGGCATTCGGCAAGGTTGGACCTCCGAAGCGACCTTCCTGAAGAATTACTTCTCGGATGAGCCTCATATCCATCGCACTGCTCCGAAGAAGAAGTAACTTTTTCTTCCCAGCATTTCCCCTTTCCCTAACTCGGAAGCATAATCATGCCTACAGAACAAAAGACAGCAGCCGGTTCATTTCAACGTGCCCCGGATGCCGATTCCAACCGGTTACTCTCTGCTCGTCGCCAAGGACGTGCCCTTCGAGAAGCACGCGAAGATGGTACAGCTCCACGCGAACGAGAAAATGATTTAGGGGGGCTCTCCCTCCAGCTCGACGTCCACGGCGAGATCCCAGACCATAAGCTTTCCTGGGTTAACGACGAGAACGGTGCAATCGAAGGCAAGCTGCAACAGGGCTTTGACTTCGTCACCCAGGACGAGTTATATGCAAAACAGGCCAAGATTGTTCCTGATGAAGAGATTAGCAACGTGATCTCGCGATTCGTTAAGGGCACTCGTTCGGATGGCCAAGCGCTCCGCGCATACTTATTGAAGTGCCCCAACGACGTTTGGGCTGAAATCGAATCGCGCCGGTATCGGGCTGCAGACAAATGGGACGCGGACATCCGTAGGCAAGCAGAATCCCCGGAGCAAGGTTCCGGCATGCGCAGCCTTCGTAATATGCGAACCGAAATCGACACTGGCTACAAGAAGGAATACCAGCTAGGAGAAGGCGCAAAGCAACGCGGCAACTCTGGCGAGTAATCTGCAACTTGGGGCTGGGTCGGCCCCTCTCAACAAACCCTTATCTTAGGGAGACCCACAATGGCAAACTTTGTCCAGCCCCGTGGCTTCGTTCCCGCTCGCTATATGAATGGCGCAGCGTGGAGCGGAGGCGCGAATATGTATTACATCCCCTCGACGGATACCAACCAGTACAATCCTGGTGATGTGGTGCTGACTGCAGCAGTCGGCGCAGACGCGAACGGTATCCCAGCAGTCACGAAGAACACCACCGGTACTGGTGTGGTGCGCGGTGTGGTGATCGGTTGCCTGTTGGCAGTTCCGAACCAAGTCTCCCTCGTGGGTACGAATCTGGACCTCACGGTGCAGAACATCCCTGCGACGAAGACCCGCAACTACTATGTGCTGGTAGTGGACGACCCCAAGGTGATCTTTCAGATCCAGGACGACGGTATCACTACCGCCAACTTGGTAGCTGCGAGTGTTGGCCTCAACGCCAGCTTCACCGTGACCAACCCGACTGCCCCCGCGCAGAACTCGGCTACGGTTCTGCTCTCGTCCTCGTTTGCAGTGACTGCCGGCCTGACCGTCAAGCTCTTCGGCCTGTCCCAGATTCCGAACAACGCGTTCGGTGCTAATGCAACCTGGGATGTTATTTTCAACCAACACGAATTCCAGGGCAATACCGCCGGGGTTTAATAATTTGGGCTTCGGCCCTTAGAGGAGAATTACCATGCCAGGTATTGTCAATACAGGCTCCTACCCCAAGGGACTATGGGAAGGGGTTAAGAGCTGGTGGGATTCGGCAGCTCCGGGTGCACCCGAGTTTGCCCCCATGATGTTCAAAAAGTACGATTCGGAGAAGAACTACGAAGAGTACGTTCAGTCGGTTGGTCTGGGGCTGGCAGTGTTCAAGCCGGAAGCACAACCGATCAGCTACGACACGATGCAACAGGGTTTCATCACCCGTGGCACCAACGTGGCATATGGCCTGGGGATTATCGTCACCCACGAAGAGCTGAAGGATAACCTCTACGTGAAGCTGACCCAGGGTCGTGTTGAACGCCTCCGTCGCGCCTTCCGTGAAACGAAGAACATCAACGCGACGAACGTTTTCAACCGGGCCTTCAACGCCACGTATGCCGGCGGTGATGGGGTCAGCTTGCTCAACACGGTTCACCCGAACTTTTCTTCAGGCACGTGGCAGAACAAGATGGCGATCGACGCGGCGCTGTCCCAGGCCGCTGTCGAGGACATGTTGATCCTGATGATGCAAGCCAAGGACGATCGCGGCTACATCGAACCGTTGACGGGGGACAAGCTGATCGTCCATCCGAACAACATCATGAATGCTGACCGGATTTTGAAGACGGGGAAGGCCGTTGGTAATAACAACAACGACATCAACCCAATTGAGACGGAAGGTTATCTGATGGGTGGTCGCGTTAGCAACCCCTACCTCACGGCGGCCGATCCCTGGTTCATTACCACCGGTATTCAAGATGGTATGATCTGGCAAGAGCGCGAACCATTGGAAATCTGGGAAGACAATGACGCCGATACACGCAACTACAAAGTTGGCGCTTACGAACGCTACACGTTCTTGTGGGCCAACCCGCGCGGCTTGTACGGTTCCAACGCGGCGTAATTGATCAGTGAGTAATTGACCGTTATTACTATTTAGTAATCCCGGTTGAAAACGTCCTCACAAGAGGCGAGTTATAGAAGGGTGATAATGTACACTCTTTTTAACTCGCCTTTTCTTCATCTAATTCAGGAGCAACAAAATGCCAGCCAAGCTTTCCCGGACCAGCCGTAGCCCTTACGGTATCACCAATGCAGCTCCCCGCCAGACGATGGGCAATTCGGGCGTACCTGATCCAACCTGGGCACGAATGATCGCCCTCGAATACATCAACAACAACGACCTAACG